TATAAAATACACGATTTTCCGAACATATACGCATTTTTAAAAAGTATACCGTGTGTTGATCATGCCATGATTGCAGTCATGGAAGGACCAATGTCTATATCAGCACACCGTGCCGAGAGTAATTTACAGTTACGGTACCATTTAACCCTCGAAGGGACGAGTAATCTCAATACCGAATTTGAATTTCATAAACACGAACCGGGTGAATATATACTTTTCGATCACGCGAGGTACCACCGCGTTGATAAAACCGACGAACAAAAACGGGTCGTACTTATTTTAGATATTAATAGGTTTTAAACTAAAGGTGTTTTCTACATACCGCTTTATACATGTTATGATCACCGACAAGTTCAAGCTCATCGTTTTGAACAATACGTTTTGTAAATGGTCCGTGTGTACCGTCCATACACTCCATACACATCGCCGATATTTTAAACACTTTATCGGCGAGAGGTACACAATCTACGAGTTCACCAAACTTTCTTTGTTTGTAATCGCCATCGAGCCCCGCGAGTAAAATCGTTTTACCCGAATCGAGAACGCGTTCAACAAACGTTTTAAGACCCGTAAAAAACTGAGCTTCGTCTATGGCTATAACGTCAACGTCTGAAAAATCGACTTCTTCGAGACTATTTGTTTTTATACAATCGAAACGAACATTATCATGGGTACGTAAAACGTCTTCGGAGGCGCGCGTATCCTTTTTCGAGTTTATAACGAGAATCTTTTTACCTATAACGCGGTACCGTTTTAAACGTCGGATAAGTTCAGACGTTTTTCCGGAGAACATGTTACCCATAATAATCTTAAGACTCATTTCTAATTATACGTATTATTATTTTTTTATACTTATATAATATATGTTGAATATTTATTTATTTCTATTAATATCATTCACATTTAATCTTATAACAGGATATTATGTTTCATATAAAAGAAATGTTAAGGAAAATGATAAAATATACGACATGGGATTTAAAATTTTACCAAACCTTGAAAAATATGATTATATTAATGATTATATATTGATTATACCAATACTCTTTTTGGTTTATCATTTTGGTGGTTGGACTAAAAATAAAAAAAGAACATTTTTAATTACAATGGGGTTAATGTATTTATTTAGAAGTTTATCAAATTATGTTACAACATTTCCAAGTATGAAAAAATGCGAATTAAAACCACCGTTTGGGTTTTGTAATGATTTTATGTTTTCAGGACACACGACGTTTAACATAGTTATTTCTTATTTTGTTAAGGGTATATTATGGCCAATTTGGCCAATACTTACATCTATACTAACGATTGCGACGAGAGAACATTATAGTGTTGATGTATTAATAGCATGGCTTATATTTGGATCTTTACAATGTAGAATATAAATTTAACTATATTTCTACGTTTTTAAGTTTATAGTTATTTTCATTTCCATAAACTAACTTCTTGAACATATACTTTAAAAAGGGTGGAATCGCATTACCATTTTTAGTTAAGTCGGCTACACCTGGAAACATACACGAAAGTTTCCGATAAAAGAGAGTGTTGTGAAGTGAAGTATCCTTTGTAGCATCTCCAATTTTGTAATATTTATTCAAAAAATGTAATGTTTCCAAATCATCCTTATGAACTATTTTCATTTGAATTCTCTTATTATCTTTTTTTTTATTGATAGAACCGGAATGTATAAGGTCGGCATTAAAAAGAATTGCCTGACCAGGTGTACACCGAATACTCTCCAAAGACTTTGTTAAATACATTATATTCATTTCATTATGACTTTTTGGAATTACATCGAGACACGATTCCATGGGTTCAAGGTAAAATATAATTGTATACGATGGATGTTTTAAAGATGGATTAAATACAGTTCCACTTTCATCTCGGTGACATGTTGATACACTCGACTTTTCTATGGTATATATATAATCAGCGAAAACATATTCTTCACCGATATGATACATAATGTATTTCAATAAACCAGTATGATTATGAATAAATTTTTGAGCATCCATATACTTCTTTGAGTTTATCAGCCCAAGAATATAGTTTACTTCACTTTCTTCGAATATATCAACAACTTTATAACCTGTATCACCACCATCATACTCTACAAATTTTATGGTATTTCCGGCTGTAAAATAAATGTAAAATAATATTAATATCAATATTAAAATTGTATTCCACATTCTTATTTATTCATGAGATAATAATAATATACCCAGTTTGTATGACTTATATTTGGATCTTTACAGTGGTGTAGAATATAATATTTATATAAATAAATGACCGTTGAGATTATTACATATGCTAATAAATCACAAGGTATGTTTGAAGAACTTATCAATAATGAATTCGGTATTCCTATAAAAGTTTTGGGTTGGGGTACTAAATGGAATGGTTTTAGTGATAAGTATAAAGGTGTATATAAGTATCTTGAAAATAAAAACGATGATGATATTATAATATTTCTCGACGGTTTTGATACAAAAATTAATAAGAACCCACAGAATGTTTTAGAACTCTTTAAAAAATATAACTGTAAAGTTTTGGTATCCAAAGATCCAGAAGTACCTGGAAAAACACTAACTCACATGATTTTTGGAATTTGTGGTGACAAATCAACTGCCAATTCTGGTCTTTACATGGGATACGCTAAAGAACTTAAAAGTGTTTTGGACGAAACATTATCTAAAAAATGTGAAGATGATCAGACAAATCTTAATACCGTGTGTCAAAAGTTCGAATATATTAAGGTGGATGAAGGTGAAACGATTTTCAAGAACTTTGGACCAATGGATAAAAAACGTGAAAGTGATGCTATCTTTGTTTCGTATCCAGGTTCTCCGGGATTTGTTCGTTATACTAGATCTATTTTTGAATATACACAATTCATGTACATGTATATTTTATGTACACTCATTTTAGGTCTTGCTTTATTCCCGCAACACCAGCGTATATTATTGATACTTTTAATTTTTGTATTGAGTTTTTATATATTTTTTGCAGATAAATCGTGTACTACAGATACATAAAGAAACAACTCCTAGAATAATAAAAAAAACATGGAAACACTCAGAATTAAACGATTAACTCTCGAAGCAACTTTACCGACGCGTGCATCTCCTGGTTCGGTCGGGTACGATTTGTATAGTATGGAAAATATGACGATTAATGCATGTGAACGTGGTATCGTAAGTACGGGTATTTGTGCAACAATTCCTACTGGTGTGTATGGTCGTATTGCACCCAGATCTGGATTAAGTGTAAAACACGGTATTCAAACGGGGGCTGGTGTTATTGATCCAGATTATACGGGTGAATTGAAGGTTATCTTGTTTAATCACGGGAGTGAACCATTCGAAATTAAACAAGGCGATAGAATCGCCCAATTGATTTTGGAAAAGTGTGAAACACCACTTATTGAGGAAGTCGATGAATTAAAAGAGACAAAGCGGGGCGAACGAGGTTTTGGATCTTCGGGTACGAACTAAATTAAAAATTAGTTTCCAAATGCGATACCACCCATACCATTCTTAATCCTGAGAATGTTATAGTTGACCGCATACGCGCGAATCATATCAAGGTTCGCACTCGCTGGACCATTAATATTTATCTTCGCGTTATCGATTCGCGAAAAGTTCAAGGTACCCGTTGGTTGAGACTTGTTCATGGTAAGACAGAATGGCCACGTATATATTTGTTCCGAATCGACCGTAGTATTAAGAACCGAACAGTGTCTCGATGGAACAACGTTTCTGTGGTATTCACCTGTCATATTTTCAAAGAGTGGAACACCGTTAATAAACATAGACGCGTCTGTGAAAGTGTATGATGTAGACACGTTTGAGCCCGCAGCTATATGAACGGCCTTTACTGGGTGATTAAAGTAGGTCAAATCAATCGACGTATCGGAATCAGTCATTGGTTGGTATTGTGTTTGGGTAATGAGAAGTTCGTGTTCGCCGTTTGCAAAGAATTCGCGTTCTTGTGTGTCGAGAAACACGTACGAACCGTATACTTTTGGTCTATTAGAATTTAAATTAAATGTACCATTTCTACACTTAATTCTAATTTCAACTTCGTGGTATTGAAGACCGACGAGTGGTAAAGATTTCGTCCAATCTTCACTGAAAAAGAATGGAATTATGTAACTCCCAGTGGAAACATTATCACCACCATCTTGGGTCGTCGCGGCACACGTCGCTTTTGCTTGAGATTCGTTATATA